CAGCAGAATGCCGCCGGTGCCGTAGTTTTTGACCACGCCTTTCTGACGCAGCTCCAGCTTGGTCTGAGGATCGAGATCCCAGCCGCGCAGATCATTGAAGCGGCGACCACGCATGACGATATACTTCACCGACAACTCGAGGTCTTCGATGATGGAGATCGCCTCGTTCAAGGCTTCCTCGGTCAGCGTGTTTCCAGCCACTTCAACGGTATTGGCGGTCGGAACTGCAGCCGACAACACAGAGATGGTTCTGCGGTCCATCTCTTTTCGAATGGCATCCGAAGCGCTGGTCTGGATATCCATCAACGTGCCGATATTGCCGTTCTTGAGGACGGAAATATCCACCATCGGATTGGAGTGGATGCGGTTGGTTGGGAACTCGACTTCATCCTTGCCGATTTCCTGCTCCTGCGCTTCACCGTCCTTGCTGATCCAGTGGGCTTTGACGGTCGGCTTTTTCTGATAAAGCGGACGTTCCCCCTTGGGCAGCGTGTGTTTGGTCAGCAGCAGCGAGGAGATTTCCTTGCGGCGGATCTCCTGTTCGATCGGAGCGGCAATTGCAGCAGCCAACGCCTGCATCCCTTCCGGGGACTCAAGAGCTTCACTCATGAGCCTTGCCATGGTCTCCATGTATTCCTGGCTGTGAATGTTCATTGGGTTGTTCTTCATGTGTACAGCTCCTGTGGTTAAATAAGCAGTTTGAATTTCAAAACGCCGCTCTGGACCGAAATGGCCTGAGCGATGACATGCTGCCGGTTTGTAATGCTTCCGCCTTCGAGTTTGCCGGTGGCGGAAACCTTCAGGTCATCCCCGGGATTGATCGTCCCTTCGAAGACATCCGTTTCGTACACTCCGCCGTTGCAGTAAATGCCGGGCATTTCACCGCCTGCGTAATCCTTGATCAGGATGCCGAAAGAACGGACCTCCGGATCGGTGTTGACTGAAAACAGATCGTTTCCTGCCAGACTCACCAGATGGCCAAGCTGGCCATCACCCTGTATATAGCCGTCACCGTAAGCGAGGCCCCTGTGACATGGATTGATAAAAGACATAGCTCTTCTCCTTGTTAGTTGATTTCCACGGTTTCGTTCGATTCGTTACCGACACGGTTGTTGTAGGCAGCCATGAAGCCGCTGCGCAGGCGATCCTCGAGGGAGAGCTTGCGGTCGTCCACGTCGTGCGGTCTCACCCCGGCGGAACTGCGCATGGGTATTTCGCTAGACGCTTTGGACTTCTGCTTGTCAGGCTCTTTTTCCGGTTCCGGCTGAGCCTTGGCATCCGCCTTGGAGCTTTTGGCCATCTTTTCATAGGCGGCCTCGGTGGCGGCAAAAGCGTCGTCCGACAGCTCAGCAAGACGCCCCAGTTCGGTGTCGCGGTCTTCGCCGAAATCCATGCCTTGCTTTTCGAGCTTTGAGATCAGCTTGTGAGCGCGGGCTTTCGAAGCGGCTGCCTTCTGTTCAGCCTCCAGCTCCTGAATGCGTTTCTGAAGTTCGGCCACCTGAGCTTTCAGCTGGCGGTTTTCCTTTTCCAGCTCGCCTCCGGGAGCCGGATTGTCTTCCTGCCGTTCCTGTTTTTTCTTAGCGGCGTCGGCGGACGACTCATCTGGTTTCTTGGTTTTTTCGTCCATAGTTGGATCTCCTTTGGGTTGGTGTTCAACAGATGGTTCCTGAACCGACGCCACCTGCAGAATGCGGGCATTTTCATCTGCCCCTTTGCGGTCCAGCAGGCCCAGGCCCGTAAAAGTCACGCCGTGAAGAATCTCGAAGACGGGTTTCCCATCGAGTTCACGACCCTTAAATTTTCTGAGGTGAGTGCAGTAATCGGCTTTGCTCTTGAAGCGCTTGTGGCAGATGGAGCATTCACCTTCTTCGTAATCACACTCCATCGATACCTGCGTGATGATGCCTCGCTTCATGAGCTTGTAGGCCAGCTGGGCATTGGGCGTGTCTCCGGTATAGAGTTCACCCACGCATTCGACCCGGCCGCCGATTTCATCTTCCAGATAATCAGCCGCCACAATCCCACCGACGATGTCGCCAAACTCCTGCGAGTGCTGCAGGTCGACTTTCTTGTTGATAACGGTCATGTGCCGCGTGGCCAGCTCGTCAGCGGTGAAATGGTCACCATTCCTATTGGTGCCGGTTCGACAAAGGATGAAGGTAAACTGAGGATCACCCGGCAGACCTCCGCTCATCGCTTCGGCATTGAGCCCCGCATTTTCATCGAGAAAGAGCTCCACCGGGATGGAGGTATGGATATTGGCTGCGGCAGCCATCGGAACAGGCTTTGCCGCTTGTTCGGTATCCGCATGGGACTGGTTACCTTTCAGGCAAACGAAAAGGCGCTCCTTGGCGCTGGATGCCTCGCCATGCTTGGAGGTGATCGAGTATTTATGGTCCTTGGTTTTCATCCGGCTCTGACGCCCCAGACCGCCGATGATCTTTTTCATCTGCTGTTCGTTCGGATAGGCGTGATCGCGGTATGAAATCAGCCAGTACGGGATATGGGTGGCGTTGCCGAGAAACTCCTGAAAGAAGTCGGAGGCGTTGCCCTTGGTGACCGTTACATGGCTGGTCTCGTAGTTTTTGACCTTGGTATCCGACTTAATGGTCAGGCCGTCCCAATACGTCATCAGCCCTTCGACAAAGTGATAGGCTTTTTCGTAATTGGTGGTCGAAAACTCGGTGGCATACGGCGGATCAAAGTAAGCGAGGTCAGCCTTCACCTTGGGAAGGATCTCGTTAACATCTCCGCGATAGGCTTTGTTCTCCTTGCCGTTATCGAATATCAGGGCGTTGATTCGCTCGATATTCGCTTTCAGGCGTTTTTTGAATTCATCAGGTGTGTCCTGACGCTTGCCGTAATCGGTGGAAGACGAGAAGTGGCCGAATCCGCCTTTGCCGCTCATGCAGGTTTTACCGAGGGCAAACAGCGCGATATCCTTTTTGTATCCTGACAGATCGTCACAATTGGCTCTCAACGAGTCGATGAGTGCATGGACACCTTTGGCAAAGAAAATCCCTTTGAAATTGTCCTGAACAAAGGTTTTGGCCTTGGGATTGTCCGCCAGCAGCTTTTCGATCTCTGCCTCGGACAGCCTCGTCGAACTGTTCTCGACGATGGCTTTGGCTGCGTGGTGACTGTAGCGAAGACGGTCATTGGCAAAAACTCGCAGCCCTTTGGATTTGTACATGTAAGCAACAACGGCCGAGCCGGAAAAGGCATCCAGAACGGAGGAAACTCCGTCCGGGGTGTTACGCCAGATCCAGTCGACCAGTTTCTGTTTGCTGCCGATGTAGTTGGTGATGTACTTGGGGCGTTTCTCCGGGGGCTGCTCTTCAGGAGCCTTCTGTTCGGCTGCATCGGTCCCGAGCTCGTCGGGATCGATTGCGAGCGCCGCATCTGCCTCAAGGAGGAACGCCAGCCTTTCCAGGTCAGTGGCAAACATTTCCATCAAATTCTCCGGTTCAATCACTGTTATTTGCCCCGATCGCACCGGGCGAGCGGGAGGTTTCAGCGATTACTTACCGGAAGGCTTTGAAATGTGTCGGAAAGGCGTCTCAAATATTTTTCAATTTGATATCACTCAACACAGGAAGGTTGGTGCATCTGCAAAATGGGTGTGCCGGTTGCCCTGGAAATTTATCAATTGGGAAAGTTTTACCATTGAGAGGGCCGCATACCGGACAGGTCCGCTCGTCACCCATGGTCATCCACTCCAGCTTCTCAATTCCGACATGCTGGTGAAACTTGATCCTGCCCATGTTGTGCGCCCGCAACACCTCGGTCCGGGCGATCATTTCCATACGATACTGCGCCTTGCTGAAGACTTTTGTCCCGGCCTGTTTGAAGGAGTCTTTGTAGATGACAACCCGTCCGAGGTCCCGGACAATTTCATCCGTACCTTTTCCCTCTATGATGCCCTGCATTATGACGCGCTTGATGCCGTCGGCCAGTTCCCGATTTACATCACCGGCAAGCGTCAGGTTATATTGCGCCATGAAGTCGAGGGCATTGGTGTCGACGATGGTGAACACTTTGGTGGCCAGTTTGTCGATAGCATCTGGCTTGAGGTCGGCATAGAATGGCAGTGATGCGGATGTCAGCTCGGTAATACCCTGAGCGATGCCGCCCTTGAAAGCATCCTTGGTGCTTGTACGGAAGACAAGCGTCTGGCCACGCTTCAGCTGGTTCAGTATATCGTCCAGCTCTCCCTGCAGCTTTTCCAGACCTTTCAAAGCAGCCAGCTTGTTGTCCGGCAGAGATCCAAGACTGCGGTATTTCAAAATGGCTTGAGCCACTTCCTGCTCAGCCTTGTTGAGGGACTGAGTCAGTTGGGCGGCAATGGAGTCGTTGTAACGATTGCGGGATTTCAGGCTCTTGAGTATTGCCGCCTGAATACGTTCTTTAAGGTCGGAAGGCATGGTCAGGACTCTCGGCGATTAATAAAACGGCAGGCCGGGGAATCGAAGGTGCGTTCAGTATTGTGTACCCGGCAGTGGTTGGAGTCGGGATTGAAGTGGCTGCATGCATTACACAAGAATGTGGCCGCCGTTGCTTCCAGCTCCTCTGAATAGTGATGGTGTGCCTCGGTATCGAGCTCGTTACCGTCAGCGGGAATGCCGAGCATCTTTCTGGCGCTGGGCACACTCATGATTCCAGACACCACCATATCAACGACCGGCTTCACCTGCTTTTCATCCATCAGGTCGATGTTCTTGCGTTCGGTCTCGCGGTTGGCCGCTTCGATATCCGGGTCCAGATCCATCTTGAGTTGCAGGCTGGAACGGCTGATCAGTTTACGGTCATAAAGCTCGATGAGCAGTTTCTTGAAATCGACGGCATCGCTTGGGTCGAGGTCATTGAAGATGAATTGCAGGGACTTGTCGCCTTGGCCTTTCAGTTCCATCCAGTCATCGAATACCCAGTTAAGCAGTTTTCGGGCGGCCTGTTTGATCTCCCGGATCATGACCATCATTTTCTGCATGCTAACCGAGGCCGTGGCAAAGTTTGGACCATCACCAGTCACCAAGGACCGGGAAAGACCCAGCGCCACCACAATGTCTTCTTTGACCTCCTTGACCTTGTCCTCGACGTTGAGGACCTGGCCATCAGTGCCATGGGTTTCCACATTCACATAGAACGGGACCACAAGGCCGCTCTTCATATCCATCTTGTTGACCATGTCACGGACCTGTTCCAGCATCCGCTGGTCGGGCATCACCATTTTCTGGCCGAAGGCACCGCCCACTTTGAGCAAGCGGAACGGCGTGGCCCAGCGCTTGGCAATAGCCTGTTCGGCGCGGCGGTAGTCACGCAGCAGTTCGATGGCCTGAAATGCGGGCAGAACCAGTGAGTTGCCTCGTGGCGAGAACCCCGGGGCATCCCATTTCAGGTGGATGACCTGATCCACCTGAAGGTCAATGGGATCACTGGCCGAGCCTGAATCCTCCGCATACTGCTTGGCTTCGATAAGCTCGCCTTGGGCATACTTCACCTTCACGGAAACCGGATTGACGCATACCACTTCCTCGATGTCCTGTCCGGACGTTGCATAGCGCTTGAAGCCGACGGCATCGCCTTTGACCAGAAGCTGAAGGACCATATCCTTTATGAACTCCGAGACATTGAGTCGCCACGCGGCGTTGACCGCATCGTCTTTCAGCGTCTCGTCATCACTGGTAATTTTGATCTCATCCCCGACCGCAAAGGTGCGCCATGAATTGACGCAGTTCTTTACCAGCGGCTCTTCGACATAGTATTCCCAAGCCTTTCTGGCTCGCTCTTCCCATGAGGCCGGAACCGCGTCCGACGCGTTGACTTTACTGAAGGCTGATGCGTCGAGGGCTGCCGCTGCGGCCATGGGCACAATGGCGTATCCATTGGATTCGTTGTCAGGCTGCTCGGTATCTGGCTGGGCATTTGTATCCACGTGATCCTCTCGGGTTATTTCCGGTTTAACGGCCGCACATCTCCCCGCTGTGGGGCGATCACGGCAACACTGGGGTTACTTACCGGATGGAGAGGAAAAACGTCGGAAAGGCGGTGGGTGGTTGTTGTAAATTTAAGAAGATGGCGAACAATCTTCTTAAATTTGTAACATTGGGGAGAGTGATATGCACGCAGTCAAAAAAGACAAAACCTCTTCACTTATTCACAAGTGCAGAGGTTTTGCAAAATTGATTATGACCATGGGCCAGCCGGTTTCCAAGTGATATGTTCGGATACACCTTTGATTACCGGCTCCAGAAACAGCTCGACCTCAGTCGCCATCTCTTGGAAGGATTCAGGAACATGATCCTGCTTTAATCGTTTACGGAAGGCACCCCACATCGGTTGGCGTGATGAAATAAAATCTACTGAAAAGGCATCGATAGGCTCATTCAATTCCGTCCCGCGTTGTTTGAAGGTAAGCCTTACAGCCTCAGCAAGACTGCTTAATTCAAATTCAAACTGACGAGACAAAAGCCAGATGTCATAAAAATCCTTCATGCGGCTATTCAATTGTCCAAGCTTTATCATTGCCTCAAATTTCTCGGCAATGGCGCTTTCCCGGCTGTAGCAAAGAAGCGATGGTGCCGGAGAATCCAACATGCAAGGTAGTTCTGCTTTCTCAGGTCCCGGATAAACGATGTCTCCAAATCCAATATCTATCTGCATGCTGATTCTGGCAGTTCCCAGAGCACCGCGAAACCTCACTCGGATTCCTTCATAATCGGCATCTTCGGTGATTCGCTCCGTCTGAATGGAATCGGAATCAAAGCTCAGGCCGTCAGGCTTAATTTCCACAGCAAGGATATCCCGGATCTGCTCTGTGATATTTTCCTCTTCGTTTCCAGTCCTTCCCAACATATCAATATCCATGGTCGGTCTGAACTCTGGAGAGTTCCAAGCCCGAAGCATAAGCGCTCCTTTGAGGATGTAATGCTGGGCGTGGTCTGACAGAGACAGGCGGTATAAGAACCGCTCCATGGCATAATACTGAAGCAGCTCATTGAATGAACGGTTATCAGCTTTCGACCGGTTGAGGAGCCGTTGTCTTACCGAGGCGGAAACGTTCTGGGGCGATTTCATATGCTTGCCTCCAGATAAGGGCGCACTATTTTGTCGACCCTACAAATCTTGGCATATTCCAGAATCTTTCTATGGTCAAACTTCTTCCTTCCCTTGTAAAGCTTCAGTGCCTCAAGGACGACATCCATCCCAATTTTATTCCGGAACTTGAAACAGTCTGCGAGTGTCTTTTCCGGGCAGTACACTTTTACGGTAACACCATCAATTTGATGTTCCTCAATGCCAGCTTGATAAGCCTGATCTGTGAACCGGTGAACAAGAAGAGGCGGATATTCGAGTGATGGCGGATGGGAGTCCCGGGGAATGGCTATTGAAACCTCATGTGGTATTTGTGTGGTAATTTCATGAAACGAGAGTGCAGAGATTAGACAGACGACGGCGTTGGGATATCGCAGGGCAACAGTAACCAGATCAGGATTACTGACAGGAGGCAGTTCAACCAGCCGATATACGCCTCTACTGATTTGCTCAATTATCCCTTTGTCTCGAAGCGAATAGAGCATGTAACGGGTAATGCCGTGTTCAATCGCCTCGCTCATGCGAAGCTGACCGCCGCATTTACGAAATATTTTAACCGGGTCTGTTTTCATTTGCGTCTCCAGACAAATAATCCACACATACAAACATCTGGTAAGAATATGTCTGATTATCGGCAAAAAATCAAGGTAAATTCTTGAAATATCAAAAAAAGACCGGCTCTGTCAGAACAGGCTTGAGCCAAACGGTCTCTTCACCGGCAAGGTCAAGGTTGCCTTGCTCCCGAATGAGCATGGCACAGCGGACCGCGTCGATGATGTGGTCGTTGCCTTTGGAGTAGATGATCTTACCGTCCCGCAAGGTGTAAGTCTGGGTGGTGAACTGGTCTTCAATTTCCAGATCGTCTGATGGGAAGATGATCTGTTTGCGCTGGAGGGCACCGTTGATCAGGCTGGTCATCAGTTCCTTTGTCCGCTTTTTGATTTCCTTGCCGTCGCGGACGGTGAGCCGGGTCATGCCGCCGAAGTCAAAGCCTTTGAGTCGGCCTTCAAGTTCCAGCTCTTTGTATTTGTCGAGGGTCAGCAGTTCCTGAACGACGGCCAGACCATTTCCGCCATTGTCCACACCGATCCCAGCCGGAGTGAAATAGCGTTCGAGCAGTGCGATGGTCTGAGCAATATGCGGATACGATACATGCTCCATGTGAATACGCAGCACCAGCTTCAGGATGCTGCGATCACCCACCTCGGCTTCCTGAAAGATGACCAGCTCGGTCGGGTCATTGGTATATCCAAGGTCACCGCCAATCCAGAACAGTCCGGTTCGGGGCGTGAGGTTGAGCAACAGTTCAAGCCGGTCATAGGCGGCTTCCTCCGTTTCACAATCGCGCAGCTCGGTATCTGTAATGGTGACCTTCTGATATTCCAGCAATTCCTGACGGCAGAGATTGAACTGCTCCACGTTGAACGTCCCATAGGAAGGCTTTCCGTGTTCCCCGGCAACCTCATGCTGCCAGCCTGAGGTGTCTTTGCCGCCATAAAACTCCAGCAGCTCCGACTCCCGTTCAGCGGTCCAGAACGGATTGAGCCACGATGCCCAGCGGAACACCTTGAACTGTTCCGACAGGGTCAGCCGATAATAGGTGGTGTTTCTCAGGCCGTTGGGGGTGGAATAGATTTTCAGGCGGCCGCCTGTTTTCAGGCATTGTCTGAGTGCCTTCCATGCACGTTCCGAAAGCCACGCGCCTTCATCTACCCAAACCCGGTCAACATGAAGCGAGCGGAATGCATCCCCATAGGCTCCGGCCGGACGAAAATAGATCACGGAGCCATTGGTAAACTCCAGTCGGAAGTATGGCTTCCGGGTGATTTTTGGTTTGCCGTATTTTGAGATGGCAATGCTGTTCATCAAATCTTCATTGTGATCCAGCTGGTACTCGATTTCTTCGATTACAGTGTCGAGATGTCCCTGATGAGGAGCGGCAATCAATCCCTTTCCGCCGCGAGTCGTGAAGGCATAGTGCAGTGCATCCGTTGAGAGCACGATCGACTTGCCAACGTCACGGCCGTCGAGGTGGATGATGTTTTTATGGGAGCAGCGGAGGTCTTCCTTCTGATGGTCCCAATACGACCGTGCCGAACCATCCCGGTTGTAGAGATATGCTTGTCCCCACAAGACCGGGTCACGGAGTGTTTCGGCCAGCCTGCGCTCCTTATCAGAGACACCCATCAATTCATTCCTTTGCGGATGGCAATCCCAAGAACCGATGAGATCAGCTCTGTGAGGATCTGCTGGACCGCCAATGTGTTCGTCCTGTTACTGACAGCCGCCTCGATATCCAGAATGGCCTGATCGAGTTCCTGCCATTCCACGTATTTCTGCCGGGCGGCTTCCATACGTTCGAATGCGTCGTCTATGCGCCCGGCCGCCAGCTCAGAGCCGATATCGACCAGCGCCTGTCCTGCCTCCCGGATCACATCGCTGTTTTGTTCGAGTATTTCTTTCATTGTTCACTATCCTCCGGGTTTGTGTTCGCCCAGCTATCCAGTGAATCAATGGCTTTCTGCAGACGCAGGCCGATTCCGACCAGACGTTCCGCATCCGGATGATTGGATTCAATCAGAGCCTTGTTTGCCTCCCGGACATATTCCGGCGTGTAACGGTTCAGGGTGGATGTTGCCGACTGAATCTGCTCAGGCGGCCTGTACGTGGCGCAGCCAGCAACCATACCGGCCAACGTCAATGGGATTACCCATTCGAGTGCTTTCTTTAACATGTTGCGCTCCTTTGTTTTAGGGTTGTTGAATTAATGCAGAAACATCTCTGCAAACACTTGATTTCCAAGGGGATATAAGCGTCATTGGACATGACGCGGGACGGTCCCGCAGAACCATAAACCGAAGCAGGAGACGCCCCATGAAACAGGTAAAAAACAGCGACGACGCCAGAACGGCCTACAAAAAACGCCAGGACAACATTGCCGAGTACATCCAGCGGATTCAGCAGAAGCTGGCCGCAGATTCCGGGCAATCGAATATCAACTGGGCGCACGTCGGGTCGCTTGGGCATGTCGAAGAGCTGCTCCAGCAGATCGATGAGTTTCTGGGGTAAGCCACCAGCTTCAAAAACAAAGGAGTCAATGCCATGACAGAAATGACCATTCATGAAACCACAGCCGCTTTCATCAACCATCTTCGGGAGAAAGGCAAAAAAGAACGGACGCTCTACACCTACCGGAAGGACCTCGATCTCATCGAGGGATACTTCGGCAAAGACAAGAAGCTTCAGGAGCTGCGTATCACTCAGGTTGGAAAGTTCCTTAAATGCGATGCGCTGCTGAAGCTCGGAAATGGCAATGTCCGGGCCGAGAGAACCGTCGCCAAGACCATCCGCGTGTTCCGGATGATGCTGGTCTGGGCCAAGGATATCGGACTTATCGATGAGCTCCCGCTGCCAAAGAGCACTCCGATGGGACACAGCAAGCAGACGGAGGTGACCGATGCCGAACAGCAGTGATCGACTGGAAGCGGCCATAGAGCGGTTCTGTGCCCACCTGTCGGCCGAAAACAAAGCGGCCGGGACTGTGACCGCATACCGGCGGGATCTGCGACTGGTGGCCTGTGTGGTCGAATCCTTCCAGCGCGGACTCTGCTGCCAAGATGTGACACCCGGGCTACTTGACCGGGCTTTATCCTCGCCAGAGGTTTTGACCACAGACTCGGGAGCACGATCCCCGGCATCGGTGCATCGGCTGAAGGCGGCGGTCCGCTCATTCTTCACATGGACAACCGATGCCGGGCTTACATCTGATAACCCGGCCCGGTCGGTTCGTATGAAAAGACTGGCGCAGAAGCCGCCGGTATTTCTTACGGCTTCAGAAAAGAAAGCGCTGCTGAAAGAGGTAAAAGGCCGCACGGGCTTTGCCGGAATGCGGGACCGAGTCATGATCGAAGTCCTGCTCGGCACCGGCATCCGTATCGGTGAGCTTGAAGCGCTGGACACGGACGATATCGACCTCGATGCAAAGCATCTGAGAGTCAGAGCCAAAGGGAATGTGGTGCAGGTCAAATTCATAAAAACCGACCTCCGCATCCTGCTGAAAAGATATTTGAAAGAACGATCCCGGCAAAGCACAGCGCCATGCAGCGCACTGTTTCTGTCCAATAGAGGAACACGTCTTTGCCAGCGGCAGATAGCCAACCGAATAGCCTTGTGGCTGAGGAAGGCCGGGATTGAAAAGAGCCTGACTCCGCATGGTCTGCGGCATACGTTTGCAGCCCACTTATACGGGGCCACCAGTGACCTGCTTGTCGTACAGAGGGCGCTGGGGCACCGGGATATTTCCACGACCCAGATTTACACCCACCTTGTCGATGGTCAGCTCGAGGATGCCCTTGAAAGACTGTGACAGCATCCTTGACCTGAACATCCGGAGCGGCTCCTGCTGCTCCTTTTTCGTTCCCGGGCCGCATATTAAAATTGCGCCGTATGCCGTTATGCGCGAACAAGGCCATACAGGCCACCTTGGGATTTATGGCGTTATGTGCGCATAAGCCAATAAAGTTGATTTTCTTATGTATGGTCTTATGCGCATAGGATTGGAGGGAATTGATGCCGGATCGATGGTTCGCACCTTCGATTCGAGAAATTTTGTTTAACTGAAATTTCCGGGAACACGTCTTATCTGAAATTCCTGTCATCTTGAGCCTCCATAACTGCCTAATCCTTCGCGCTCTTTCTTTTCGAGGCTCTGGTGTTATCTGAACTTTTTTTCGGCTTTTTGCGCTCCGCATCCTGCTCCGCGCCCTTCGGGCTCCCTTTGGTCGCTCTCTCCGCACGTCCTGTGCTCCGAGTCACGGAAGCGGTCTTCTGGGCGGCGGCTTCACTCACTTTTTCAAGAAGAGCGGAGGCCCATTCGGCCGGTGAAGTCTGTGAACCTTTCGGCTCCTCACCCTCGCGGGCAATCTTGGTGGTCTTGAGATCCTTCATGTGACAGCGGATCATCCGGTCGAGACTCTCGGCCGCCTGTGTGTTTCCTTCGATCTGTGCCCGGACCAGCTTCACCGAGTAGATGCCCACCAGCTCGACCTGCAGGAAGTCGCTGGATTTGTTGAACTGAAAGTCCTCGTGCAGCTTTTCGATGATGCTGTCGAACATGACCTTTTCTTCCGGCGTCAGGCAGCGGTCGGCAAAGATGCCATGCTTGAGCGTCCGAAGGTTTCCTTCTTTAGCTCCCGCTTTGCTCTTTGCCTGATCATGGTCCGTCCGGCCCTCATTCCGATGTCAGCGATCCAGATTCTGTTCGTCTTTTTTTGTAACGCCCAAGGCTCATCTCCGGTTTATCAATTTTGTTTCCAAATTTCGGGGTTCGGGGCGGAAGGCAGATTTAGCCCGTTTTCCCGCACCTCAAGCCTTACATACCGGAAGAGACCTCAACCTGTCGGGCATCGGTTTCTTTTCTGTGGTCCGCGAGAATCTGATTGACCCGGCGACGTGTGATACCGGCGAGGCTGGCAATTTCATCGGTTTCGATTCCCTGACTTTTCAGGGCAATGACCAGCTGTCTGCGTTCCTTGTAAAAACTGCCCGGCGCTGGAATCCAAAGAATGCCGGAATGATGCTTCTGTACCTCCTTGAGCAGCTCTCTCGGGAGGATGTGTTCGGCATTGGCGTATTTCTTAATGCTCATGGTTACTCTCCACTTTCTTCAACCACGGCTGCGGAACATCCGGGTTGTGAAACCTGAGCGTGCTGGGACGCGGTGTATCCGGGCTGTGGATGATTTCTATGTATCGTTCCGTCACGGCACCGATCTTCCGGTCACCGCCTACAAAGCAGACCAGTCCGTAATCCTGACCGCAGGGGAAGCGGTATCGTCCCTGATTCTGGTATAACCTGGCTTCAGACCATTTCCGGGACATGGCTTCCTCTTTGATGGCATCAACCTTGGCCAGTGCATCGGAGCTGACGTGCTCTATACAATTCCAAGCTTCGTTTGGCGGATAAATCCAGTTGTCCTTGGGAGGTTCTGCAGGTTTCTCGGGTTCTGCCTGAACATGGCGGGGAACTTGGTAATTCTGTGGGCTGAGTTGGCGGGATGCCTGCTGTAGAGCTTCCTTGCCGAATTTCTGAACAGCATATTCCTGAAGCGGATTGAATCTGCTTTTCAGGCTTTCCCATATTGATTCGGGAAGCTTACCGGCTTTGAACGCGGACTGGGCTGCCAGCATGCGTGACCGGAGCCATGCGAAGTACTCCGGCTCGAGACGTCGATAGATTTTGCCATTGTATTCAACGTCGCTGGCGGACGTGACGGCCCACTCGAATTGTGCGGTATCCAGATCGGTGGATACAAAAAGATCGGGCTCCGGTGCGCAGCTGTCGTTTTCAGCAGGCGAAGGAGCTTGTTCGGAAGGCTCACACTCAGGGGAATCGAGATGCGTGAGCATGGTTTGTAAAAGGCTCATGGGTGACCTCCGGAAGTTCGGGTTTATTTTTCTTCCCGTTACTTACCGGAGCCGGAGCCTGAGTGTCGGATGGTAGAAAGCGTAGAAAGGGGTTTCTACGCCCAGAGACCTTTCTACACCCCCTTTCTACATCTCTTAACAGTAGTAATAGCAGTTAGTTATAGATATTTTTGTAGAAAGTGTAGAAAGGTATAGAAATATTACTCACGCATAGCCCTTTTTTTTCAGACATGCCTTCATCCCATGATTTTAAAAAATGATCAGTAAGGGGGAGTAACCTCTGAAACCTTTCTACACTTTCTACGCATGCCGCGTAACGCCATAAATAACAGTGACTTGCGCTGTAGAAAGGTGCTCTCTGAACATTCTACATTGTAGAAAGGTCTTTCTACACCGGCGGCCTTTGTAACGATTTTAATAGCCAGATGCCGGTTTCTAATCGTTTTGCCAGCGGGATAACAGTTTCGCCAGAATCTGACGGGGATATAAACAAAAAGCCCGCAGAGGTGAATCCACGGGCCTGATTGGGTGATGGTATGAAGGGCGAAGACTATTCAACTGATTGGATGGTGTAGAGCTTGGTTCCGTACCGTTTCTGGCTGATGACAACATCGAATCCGGCCTCGCGGATGGTTTCAAGGTCGTTGGCAAAGCGCTGAGCAAACTGCCTCGATGAATCCATTTCAAAGCGCAGACCAAAATCTCTGGCCACACGCTTGAGCGCCACGAACAGCTCCCGGGACAATACCTCCTTGAGGCAGCCGTCTTCTTCAAGCTGCACCTGATAGCGGGCAAGGAACTCCTGAGTGTGGTCCACCCGGCGATCGTTGTACATGTCTTTCCGGTCGGCCTCAACGGCTGTTCGCCATGCCTTGAACAATGTCGAGAGCGCCGTTACGGTGTGATTGGATTCCCGGGCGGTTTCACGACTGGTCTGGTTGATAGTCTGGATCTGCTGCTTGAAGGCCGGGGCCAGAGTCGACATTCCCTGCTCGATCTGATCCTGCGATGATCCGGCCAGCAGCATCAGATACATCAGACTGAGGTATTCGTTGCAGCGCCGTTTGTCATGATTGCCAAGGGCCTCGTGCAGCAGCTTCATGGCCTGTGTCCGCATCCCGTCTTTCATCATGGCCAGCACCTCGCTGGTTCGTTTCATCAGGGCGGAAATAATCAGATCCCGGTTGCGCTGCAGGGCTGCAATCACATCTGACTCGATGAAGCAATCGTTGCCCTGATTGCCGATATCAAAATTGATCACAAAGCTGCGGGACTGGATTTCGGACAGCTCTCCACACAACGGCTCGATGCCGGTGGTATTGAGCAGGCACTTGGTCCGCTCGGTCACGGTTTCACTGTCGGTTCCGCTCTTGCGTTTCTCTTTGGCAATGCCGGTGATGCTGGTCAGCATGAAGGTGGTCAGATCCTCGGTCATCTGCTTAACCTCGATGTTGTCGAGGACGATAAGCGGATTCTGGGAACCATCGGTATAGTTGGCCGCGTCGGTGGCTTTCTTGTGCTGGGGCTCACCGTAGAGCAGAGCTGAAATCAGCTTGCTGGCCGTGGTCTTACCCGAACCTGCTGAACCTTCAAAACGGGTCATGGGCCGGGTTCCGGAAAAGTCGATCAGCAGAAAGCAGGTCAGCCACGACAGAATCAGAAAGCGGTCACCCTGCGAGCAGGTCATATTGTTGATCAGAAGATCGACCAGCAGCTTGTCGGCTTCCTCCGGCGAGGCATCCTTGAGAAACTTCAACGGCTTCATCTTGCGGGAGCCGTCGAGGATAATCCCGTCGGCGTTTCCACCGTTCTTCAGAATCTCGATGCCGTCGGGAGTGATTCGGGCTATCTCATGATCCTGATTGTTCAGGTTGAAGTAGATCGTGAAATTAGAAATATCCGAATGCAGCCACGAGAAATGGTCTCGTACCTGACCTCGAATCATCGCGAGACTGGGCAATACCTCGAAAAAGGTGCGGCCGCCGTTGGACGTCGGAACCATGCCGGTGTGCTTGTAGAGCATGGCCGCATACTGTCTCTTGCGCCCACGGTCGGGTGAATCCATCCAGTATATGGAGTTGTCGAAATACATAAACGGCTCACCGGTCTGGGTGTGAAAGAACTGGGCTCCGTTGGCGGTAAACCAGTCATAGGCCGCTTCGGCTGCGGCAGTATAATCCGGAGCGCCGTTTTCGAGCTCTGTATCGATCAACACCTCATCAACCCGGGCGCGACAGGAACCGGGCGGTGATCCGCTGAGACGCTTGGCTTTCTTCTTTTCCTTCTTGGCGCTGTCCCGTCGGTTCTGCTGAACAGATCGCACCTGTTCTTTAAGGGTCGCCATTGGAACCGTTTTACCCAGCCGTTCCTGAACCAGTTTCAGCAGACGGCTTTGCTCCAGCGGTGAATGAGCCGAAATCTCGGCCAGAACCGGCTCGAGCTGGCGATTTCTCTCTTCCTCTGGAGCATCCTCGGGCAGACTTTGAATGCCGAACTCAACCGGCGTGCTGGCCGCAGAAAGCAGCTCCTCAAACT